GATTCTCTTTATGAGTCATCTAGTACTGAATCTGCTATTTTGGCTCTAATGGCCGAAACTGTAGATTTATCATCTAAATTTAGTAAAGACTTAATTGATCTCAAGCGCAAAATTGCTGATTTACATTCACTCAACTCATACGACTCGGTGGATGATGAACCCATTTTTGCTAAACTTGATCCGTCTGATTCTAATTCAGTTTTCTATACTCAAGGTTTTGGAGATTTTCTCCCCATTCCTAAAATTGGATTTTCTGATGAAGTTCATGCTGATGTTAAAATCATGACTGATGCCTTGAAAAATTTAACCCAAAAGTTACCAACTCTTGCTGATGCTGATCTTCTTATTGATAAGGTAGCAGGAAAAGCTGACAATATGTCACATAAGTTATTTACTGTGACTCCCTTTGTTATCCTTTTCACTTATGCTGCTATTAGTTTTATTAAGAAACCCACTGCAAAGATGGCTACTTTAACGATTGCCGCTGGTGGTATGCTGTTGTTGAATATTGATGGTGAAATGCTTAAAATCATTAAACCTCAAGTTCTAAAGCTTACTTCCATGTGCCGTCATTACCATACTAACACTTTCACGAGTCAGGTAGGAATATCTGATATTGATAATATTGTTTCTGTTATGGTTACATTCGTTACGTTATTTATTGTTTCTAAAGCTCCTGAAAAATATAAACTTGAAAAATTTATTGCAACTGTTGCCGTTTTGCCCCGTCTTCGTGATGGAGCTGAATTAGGCATTATGATGGTTGTTGAGCTTTTCGAAGCTGCCATTAATTTCGTACGTTGCGATGTTCTTGGTATGGATTATCTTCAACTTTTACAAGCTGAAGATACTCGTGTTATCAAGTGGATTGCGAAAGTAGAAGTCATTGGTAAAGAAAACCATAAAGGTTTGTTGCGAATTAATAGTGATAATGCAGCTCGTGTCTACGAACTTGTTTCTGAAGGAAATCAAATTCTTGCCAGTAGTAAGAGCGTTAAGGAGACTGCAAAACTGCGTACCAGTATTAATGGCTATCAAAGGTTACTTGCTAAAATTCAAGTTCCTTTCGACCAAGCCAATTTGACAGGTAATGGACCAAGAGTTCAACCCCTAACTATTTTGTTTCGTGGACCTCCTGGAGTTGGAAAATCATTCGTGGTTTTCCCGTTGATTATTAAAATCTTATCTAAAGTTCTTCCTGCTGAGGATCTTGCCCTCTTTAAAGCAAATCATAATGATTATATTTATAATAGGCAATCTGAAGCTGGTTACTGGGAAGGTTATAATGGTCAGTTCTGTACTATCTTTGACGACTTTGGTCAAGCTAAGGATATTGCCGGACAACCTGATAATGAATTCTTTGATATTATCCGATGTGCAAATTTGTTTCCAAACACGCTTCACATGGCTGCTTTAGAGAAAAAGGGTATTGCTAACTTTATTAGTAAAGTTATCGTTGTTACCACTAACTGCGAAGAGTTTCACCCTCAATCTATCAATTATCCTGAAGCGCTTAACAGGCGCTTCGATTTGGCTTTTGATTTGATTCCTAATCAAGGTTATGCTAAGCTCGTTGGAACAGGTGCTACTTGGGCT